AGTGCTCTACTGATGCGAGGTGCCAGAGGTGGCGGTCTTAGACAATAGTTCGTTCACCAAGCTGTCGGGCGATATGGGAGGCGGTCTTGTAAGCTCGAATGCTTACAACGGCACCTGCATCCAATACACCGACATTGACGGTTACTATCGCTTCACAGGGGTGACACCCGGATCTAACTACCGTCTCGCCGTGAGCATCGTCACCAACGGTGACACCGATGTTCGCTACAGGATTTACGATGGTGCCTACACCGGCACCGCCATAGATTCGGAAACCTGGACACAGAGCGGATCGGCAACCCAGGATTTCACCGCCAGCGATGGCACCCGCACCATCAAATTCAAGACGCTTATCAGCGGATTGACCCTCACGTTATCGAGCATCGACGTGAGGGTCGATAACACTTTCGGCGGCGATGCTCTCTGCTACATCGACGCTGTGAGCCTCGATCAATCGAGCGGCACCGCCTACACCGAGACACCGACGGGCGGTGCTGTGGGGGGTGGCATCGCACCCCCCGCCCTCTCGATCACGATCACCCCGACTGGCGGTGCTGTGGCTGGCGGCGTCATCGGTGGTGCCGAGTATGTCGTCACCCCGACCGGCGGTGCGGTCTCCGGTGGTGCTGCGAGCCCCTCGGTGGCCTATGCGGTGACGGGCACAGGCGGTGCGAGCCTAGGCGGCGATGCGAGCGGCGGTGGCGGTGCCTACACCGAGACACCGAGCGGCGGTGCGATCGTTTCCGGTGGCAGCATCCTCGCTTTCGGCATGCTGCCCGACGGGACACCCGATGAGGGTGCCACCCTAGGCGGCACCGCAATCGAGGTGCTCACCTACGGCAGCATACCCACGGGCGGCGGCACCCTAGGCGGCACCGCCATCGTCTCGACAGCGTGGGTCATCGCCACCAGCGGCGGTGCGGTGCTCGGCGGGCCGGGTGCGAACACCTCAAGAGAGATCACGTTCTCTGCGGTGGCCGAGACGCTGCATGCGTTCCCTGTGGTGGTCAGGCTCGGCATCCCGGACGGCAATTGGCTTGTCATCACTGATGACAGCGGTGCCGAGGTGCCCCACCGCACCAGAGCCACAGCCAGCGATGCCCGGTGGGTCGAGTTCAAGGCCACCCTCGGCACCGCACCAGTCACCTACACCGCAACGTATGGCGAGGACGATTGATGAGCTTTTGCCTGTGCAACACCTACACGTTCACCCCTAGCGGCGGCCTCGCTGCCGGGGGTGCTGCCACGGCCACCGACACCATCATCCGGGGCGGTGCCACCCTCGGCGGCTCTGCCTTGGTTGACGTGCCCTCGCAGCCGTTCGACGCCTATGCGGCGGTGTGGCCTCTCACCGAGACGGGCACGGGTGCGGTGGGCGAATTCGAGGACCGTTCCCCGTTCCAGAGGCACGGGCAGGGCGGCGGCGGCGTGGCCTCGCTGGTGCCCGGCACCGAGGCCGGTCTCATTTGCCGAGACTGCCAGGCTTTCGAGGGAAGGGAGCACATCGCCACCCCCGATCTTGAGATCACCTCGGCCCATGCCATGACAGTGAGCGTGTGGGTGAGGCTCGACAGGCTTTATCGGGCACGCACACTCTACCAATCCAGGTGGCTCACTTTGATGGTCAACCAAGCGGGCAGCCCGATGGCGGATGTGGTGCTCGGTGACGGCACCTCGCTGCGAGCGTATGGCACCGCCATCGGGCAGCGAGACAGGTGGTATCACTTCGCCTGTGTGTGGCAGCCGGGCACCGGCCTCGCTGTGTACGTCGATGGCACCGAGGTGGGCAGCACCAGCACCACCGAGGCCACCCTCACCGCCTCGGCCCTCTCTGGCCGGATCGGCAGCGGGCAGACGGGCAGCCACCACCTCGGCAACCTGCAAGAGCTTAGGGTGAGGCCAGAGGCGATGTCGGCGGCGTGGCTCGCTGCCGAGCATGATCTCTGGTGCGGCTCGCTGGTGACGGTGGGCGATGAGATCGAGGGATTGGTCGGCTAATGGAACATTTCAAACCCTCATGGATGCCGAGGCAGCCGGCAAAGCAGTACGAGACCACCGACACCCGCAAGGCAGACAAGAGCTTTTACAAGTCGCCGGAGTGGCGGGCGGTGAGGCTGGCGGTGCTCATCGCAGCCCTATTCGCCTGTGCCGACTGCGGCGGCAAGGCAGACCACGTTCACCACATCATCGAACGCAAACACCGTCCAGACTTGGCCTTAGAGCCGAGCAACCTGCAAGCAGTCTGCCGGGAGTGCCATAACTCGAAACGTCGCAAGGATTTGCGATGACGAGCCCCGCACCCCCTATAGGGGGTCGAATCCTCCCCAGCTACGGGCGAGGGAGACGGCACGGCCTTTGTAGATTTTTTGAGGTCTAATCGGCGGCGACGGTTTAGATAATTCATCACAATAATTCCAATTGATCATTTGACAGTCTGTTATTTGGTCAAGGGCGTGTCATAAGTCGTGACAGAGGTAGGAGGCATCATGGCGAAGCGAGGCAGGAAACCCAAGGCCCCCGAATTGGGCAAGCTGTATGGCGAGGGGGGTGCCAATCTGGCCACCCCGATCGAGGGCAGGCCGGTGGCACCCTCGCACCTTAGCGACGTGGCACGGGCCGAGTTCGACCGCATCGTCGATGTGATGGACAAGCTCGGCACCCTGAGCAAGAGCGACGGCGACAGCATCGCCCTATATGCGAATCACTATGCGACTTGGTGTGCTGCGAGGGAGGTCATCAAGAATGAGGGGATGATTACCTACAGCAAGAGCGGCTTCGCAGTGAAACACCCGGCAGTGACCATCTCGAATGAGGCGAGCAAGAGCATGCAAAGTCTGTTGGGCGAGTTCGGCCTCACCCCGTCGGCACGGGCCAAGGTCAATCAGGTGCGGCCATCCGAGGATGACGCATCGGTCATGAAGTGGGAAGGCTTGGCATGACCGGCGAGAGGCCGGGTGCGGATGGCGGATACCATCCGCACCACCCGAGCACCGACAACGACTTGCACGAGCGTTTATGTGACAACGCACGCAAGATGGCGAATCCGTTCCGGCTGATGTGCGGGACGTACACAGCCGAGGAAGAGGCAGAGCTTTTTAGGCTGTGGCAGAGCAAGGCCGGCAAGTGAGGTAGCGTGTGAGCAAGGCGAGGGATGCGGGTGTCGTCGCAACGGTCGGCGTGGATGACTGGCGGACGAATGAGCAGGGCGAGCGGGCGGTCAGATTCATCAACAATCTGACGCTGGTGGGCGACTATTCGAGCCGGCCCATGCGGCTGCGACCGTGGCAGGAGGTGCCCATCCGGCAGTTGTTCGGCACCATCCGGCCCGATGGATTCCGGCAGTATCGCAAGAGCTTTTGGTTGATGGGCCGCAAGAGCGCTAAGACCACCCTCGCTGCGATGGTGGGCATCTATGGCCTCATCGGCACGGGCAAGACAGGGCAGGAAGTCTATAGCTGTGCGGCCACCAGAGACCAAGCGGGCCGGCTATTCAGCACGATGGCACAGATGATCCGGGCCGACAAGTATCTCTCCAAGCTATGCACCATCGTCGATAGCCAGAAAAGGATTGTGGTTGACAAGTATTACAATGTTTATCGGGCACTGGCCAGCGATGGCGGTGCCAACCACGGTCTCTCACCGAGCATGGTGATTTGCGATGAGCTAGCCCAATGGGGGCACCGGGGGCGTGACCTGTGGGAGGCCATCACCACCGGATTCGGTGCGAGGGCCGAGCCCTTGCTCTTGAGCATCACCACCCAGACCAATGACCGCCGGTCGCTCTGCTTTGAAGAGTACGACTATGCACGCAAGGTGAGGGATGGCGAGGTCATTGACCCCACCTATCTGCCGGTGCTGTACGAAGCGGGCAAGCTCGATGATTGGAATGATGAGGAAGTGTGGCGGAAGGCCATGCCCGGCCTCGGTGACTTCACCAGCATTGAAAACGTGCGGGATCTACACAAGCAAGCCAAAGAACTTGCCAGCCGAGAGAATGCGTTTCGGCAGTTGTATCTGTGCCAGTTGGTTGACCAAGCCATCCGGTGGCTGCCGGTCGAGCACTGGCGGCGGTGCAAGGTCGAGATGCCAGACTTGAGGCATGCCGTTGCGTATGGCGGCCTAGACATAAGCAGCGTGGGTGATTTGACCGCATACGTCATCGCCATTCCCGACGGGCGGGATTGGTACGTCAAGGCATGGTGCTGGATTCCGGTCGATACCCTTGAGCGTCGGGCGAAGGACGATCCCAGGTGGCGTGAGTGGGTCAAGGCCGGGCACGTCCGGCTCTGCGAGGGCAACACCATCGACCCCCACCAAGTCACCGAGGAAGTAATAAGCATCTCCAAGGATTACGATGTGCGTGGCATCGCTCTTGATATGTGGCAGGGCCTCGGTGCGGGCAGGGCACTGGAGCGGGCCGGGCATCGGGTGAGCGTGTGGCGACCGTATTGGGGGCACACCACACCGCCATGCAAAGAGCTTGAACGGTGCGTCTTGCAGGGCCGCATGAAGCACGACGGGCATCCTGTGCTTGAGTGGTGCGTCGATAACGTGGCTGTCGAGCGTGACAACTTCGACAACATCCGCCCCATCAAGCCGAAGCACGATCCGAACGTATCGAGCAATCCGAAAATCGACTTGGTTGTCTCGATGGTGATGGCTATGGGCCTCGGCATGAGTGATCAGGGCGAGGCGACTTACAACCCGTTTGCAGACGGTGTGTCCAACATTTGGCTCTAAGGTGGATAGATAAAACACAATGGGAAAGAGAGCACCTAGAACGAAGTCTGTCACGACTTGTGACACCAGAGCACTCGCCATCGAGCCTCTGCTTTTGGCTGCGATGCGGGCATCGGGTGGCGGTGCCGATGTGCCCGTCAATGAAAGGACGGTGCTCGGCATCCCCGCATTCTGGCAGGGCGTGCGGGTGATCAGCGATGCCATCGGGTGCATGAGCCTCAAGGTTTTCGAGGCCCTCGATGGCGGGCAGCGGCGAGAGGCGAGGGAGCAACCGTTGTGGCGGATGCTGCAAGTCACCCCCGATGGCCGGGTGAGCGCTGCGGATTGGTTCGCATCCCTCATGACGAACGCACTGGTGCGGGGTGCCGGCCTCGCCCAGATTCGACGCAAGCTCAATGGCGATCCCCTGTCATTGCACCTCATCAATCCCCATGACATCGAGATCGAGGATGATGGCGATGTGCTGTGGTACGTCCACAAGAAAACGGGCATGCGTGCCGAGGGTGCGGATGTGCTCCACATCCGTGGCATCTCCCTCGATGGCCTCAATGGCCTCGATCCTCTGCGATACCACACCGAGGGCCTCGGCCTCGCCATCGCTGCCGAGACGCATGCGGCCAGCGTGTTCGGCAATTCGGCTTCACCGGGAATCGTGCTCAAGACCCCGCAAGGCTGGGCAGAGGATGCATACAAGAACTATCTCAAGAGCTTTCGTGAGCAGTATGCCGGTGCCCGGAGTGCGGGCACCCCTATGGTGGCACCGCCCGGCCTAGAGGTCGCCAACGTCAATTACACGCCAGAGCAAAACCAATTGCTGGCCAGCCGGCAGCACCAAGTCACCGAGATTGCCCGCATCCTCAACGTGCAGCCTCACATCATCAACGATTTGAGCCGATCGACTTTCTCTAACATCGAGGAACAGCAGCAGAGCTTTTATCAGCAAACCTTGCTGCCTTGGGTGGTACGGATCGAGAGCGAAATCAATCTCAAGCTCATCGGCGATGATCGCTTTTATGCGGAACATTCGATGGATTCGATGTTGCGGGCGAAGTCTCTGGAGCGGGCACAGTATTACCAAGTGCTTGCAAGCATCGGTGCTCTTACCCCGAATGAGATCCGGGCACGGGAAAACCTGCCCACCCTCGGCCCGATTGGTGACTCGCCCCTCACCCCTCTCAATAAGGCCCCTCTCGGCTCGCCAGAGCCCTCGGCAGAGGGAGAGGCAGCCGAGGCCCCTGCCCCGCCGGCAGAGCCCACAGAGGCCACCAGAGAGCTTGAGGCGGCATTGTGGCGGGTGGTGGCCGAGGACATGAGGCGGGCGGCGAGCCGAGAGGCACAGGCATTGAGGCGGGCGGTGGCGAAAGACCCGGCGAGCTTGCGTGCATGGTGTGATGAGTTCTACGCCAAGCACCTCGATGCGGTGGTCAAGATCGTCGGCCCATCGTGGCGAGCGTTCGGCCTGGTGGTCGATGGGATGATGAGCATCGAGGAATTTGCCGAGGGCCTGTGCCGGGGTCATGCCGAGGCGATTGCCTCGGCGGTGACGATCCACCCGCCGGGCGATGGCCTTGAGGAAGCGGTCGAGCGGCTGTGCGAGGAATGGTCACTAGCGAATGAGGTGGTGCGATGAAACTAGAGCGTAGGTCTTTCGATGTGGCGGTCGGCCTCGATGGCGGCAAGCTGGTGGGCCGGGCGGCCTCCTACGGCGTGCGGTCGCACGATCTTGGCGGATTCATCGAGGTGCTTGAGCCGGGGTGTTTCGAGCGGTCCCTCACCGAGAGGCCGAGCGGGATGCCCGATGTGTGCGCTTACTACGATCACGAGCCGGGCAATCTGTTGGGCCGCACATCGAGCGGCACGCTGCGGCTGTGGACCAGCGAGGCCGGTCTTGAATTCGAGCTTGACCTACCGGACACACAGCTAGGCCGAGACGTGCGTGAGCTTGTGGGCCGGGGTGATCTCAAGGGGTGCTCATTCGGCATGATCATCAATGATCAGGATTGGCACTTGGGCGAGGGCCTTCCCCTTAGACGCATCCTCGATGTTGATCTCATCGAGGTGAGCATCGTGGCCACCCCGGCTTACCCCGAGACAGAGCTTGCCTTGAGGGCACTGGCCGAGGTGCTCGATGCACAGGCACGGGCAGCCGATGAGGCTGCCGAGGGCGAGGCCCTCGCAAAGGCCATCCGCATCGGCGAGGCCCTCGATTACATCCGTGGCGAGGCTCGCAGAGAAAAGGCCGAGGCCCTCAAGGAAATTTACAGAGAGACCCTCTAACTAGATCAGAGCGGGTGCCTAGCCACCCGCACCCGGCACCACCTCACCGGCCCGATGGCGATGCGAGGCGAGGCCACCAGACCGATAGTTGACGAATTAGGTAATTCACAAATGACCAATAAGATCAAGGGCCAGTTGGCCGAGAAGCGTAAGGCACTCCTCAAGTATGGCGAAGTGCTTGAGAACCGGGATTGGACCGAGGATGAGCGGGCGGCTGTCGATGCTCTCAAGTCGGAAATCGAGGGCCTCAAGGCTCGCCTCGATGATGCCGAGAAGATGGGCGAGGTGGCCGATGAGGTCGAGCATGAGGATGAGGCCCCGGCCCCCCGCAAGCTCCCCCTCTACACCGAGGGCAAGGCCCCGGCGGTTCACTCTCGCAAGCACCGCTACAGCGTCAGCCGGGCCATCGACATCGTGGCCAGCGGCAAGCGGCTCGATGGCCTTGAGGGCGAGCTTTCGCAGGAAATCGCCCACCGTGCGGGCAAGACCACAACTGGATTCTTCTACCCGATGGGCGGCGAGGATTATCGTGACCTGACCGTTTCCTCTGGTGCCGGCGGCATCCAGACGCTCACCGAGTCGTCGGTCATCGAGATCCTTCGGGCCAAGACGGTGCTCGGCAAGGCCGGTGCCACGTTCCTGCCCGGCCTCGCACCCGGCAAGCTCGCCATTCCCAAGCAGACCGCCGGCAGCACTGCGACTTTCGTTGCCGATTCCGGTGCCGGAAGCGAGCAGAATCCGACCGTCGGTCAGATTTTGTTCACACCCAAGACCGTCACCGCCTATGCCGACTATTCCCGGCTCTTGACCAAGCAGGCTAGCTTTGCTGTCGATTCTTTCATCGAGAAGGATCTCATCTCGGCTGTCACTGTGAAGCTCGATGCGGTCGGCCTCAATGGCGGCGGCACGAATGAGCCGAGCGGTGCCTTGCAGGTCTCTGGCACGAACGCCATCGCCATCGGCACGAACGGCGGCAATGTGACGTTCGACCATCTGGTGAACATGGAAACCCAGGTTTACAACTCCAATGCGGATGCCGAGTCGATGTTCTACATCGGCACCCCCGGCCTGGTCGGCAAGATGAAGACCACGGTTAAGGTCTCTGGCCAGCCGGTCTATCTGGTCGAGGGTCTTGAGGCCAACGGCTATCCGATGCTGCGGTCGAACAACCCCGTAACTTCGTTACCGCTGGCGATTCACCTTTTCAAGATTTTTTTTAAACCTTTCACCGTTCAGGCTTCCTTGCACATGCCTCCAACGACTTGTTGAGTTAACTCCTGTGATCCAAACGTCTTTGATCGTAGTCGTAGATTCACT